CTTCATCTTTTCAGGATATTGTGGATCAACCGTGGGGACGCCAGTCGATCTGTATCCACGCGTGCCATTGTTTATGTAACAATGACTACAATTAATTCTGCAAAATCCCCCATATGGCGAAGTCAAAACGGCTTCTGCATAACATGGCCTGTTTCTCACGCCACGTTTGGAATGTTTCGGCTTGTACCATCCTCTCAATGCCGCATTCTGATCGAGTATAAGATGCTTCACAGGCTTGGTATGTACCTTGCGGGGAGTGGCCTGCCCACCTCGCACCATGCTCAATGGGATCCACAAGAATTCGCCATGTTCATCCACGCCCTTGCCAACTGGTGCGTGAAGTTTGCGATCCATTTGTCTCAACTCGGCAAGATTGTCAATCGGCTTCTTACCTGAGACTGGAATGCGATTTACTTCAAGCATAGGATATCTCTTAACCATGTGTCGTGCGCTCCGTCGTCCTAGTCAACCATGATACAGGCATAGCCGTGGAATTGATCTCCGCGATTTTACTCGACACGACCGACCACTTTACTATTGGAATAGAATCTAGCAACATTTCATCGCGAAGCCCAGCAGGATTATATCGGTGTTCTAATCCGAACGCTGCCTCAGCAACATACAATACCTCATGATACATAAGCAATCCGAGATCATATCTAAACGCAACATCCAAATGCTGCTCGCAAAGCGTAATCACAAGCCAATGATTGCGGATTGTCAATGCGCCCCAATTCTTGATGTTCATATCGCTATATGGAGTATAAGCAAATCGCAATCCATAGCGATCATACAGCTTCTGAGGCATGTATCCATAAGGATAACCACTCATGTCGATCTGTCTGATTCCCATTCTTCAAATCCTACAATTGGAGGAACGTAATCTAGTATATGTTCTGCCAGATCGCCCCATCCCTCCAATGCCTTTATGACATGAACCGTATCATTAGCCACTGGATAAAATCCGTAACAATGGGCTTTATACTTGCATAATATCGTTTCGATTTCTTGTTCGTTAACTGGTCTATCAGCTTGCGGTGGCGCATCGAACTGCTGAAATTCATCCTTCATTCGATTGACACATGCGTGCAATTCATCTAATGATATAGGATAATGCTTATCCCCAAAATCTATGAACGCAGCACCCTGAACTGGGTCTTTGTATATACCCAACTCACTGTCCGAGAAATCGACAGGATATCTCAACACGCGCTCAGCCATATCTGCAACCTTCCAGCCCATCCATGGCCCAAAGCCACTATAAGACACAACCCTATTGTATACGCTTTGAAACCATCTATGATCGCACATATCATCAACGATTGCTTCTGGAGATCCACTATCCTGAAGATAATGCATCGTGCGTTCAGCCAACAAGCCATAAAAATATCTACGCTCCATACCTCTGGGTGCTTTCGTCACATATGCCCTCCACATTCCCATATAGAACATATGCGAAGGCATTTCCGCAATCCTGGATGCTACGCCAGCATGATAGTAACACCAATACGCCAAGAGCCAACGTTTCAGTATATCCCTATCCAATGATGCACGCACTAACATACAATAGATTGGATCCAAATCTTCGGTTTCCAATAACAGAGCACCAAACGTCTGATAGCTCATGTCAATAATCGGTTCACGACTCATATTGCATCCATAGATTCTATGGCTTCGACGACATATTCAGATATGTCTTCATAATCTTCGCCATAGTACATATCCGACCAAGCTGCCTTAGTGAATGATTCCTCATACAAATCATCGAACACGTAACGATTGCCTTTGACAGTTATCAAACCGGATGCTTTCAACGTCAGCAGAGATGCTTCAGCATCATCTATCCCCTGTCCAAAGTATATCGGCAAATCAACTTCGCGGAATGGCCTGGCCACTTTGTTTTTTGTAACTTTCGCCCGCACTAGTATGCCAGCCACACGTTTTCCTGTCTTTAGCTTCTTTGTGACACTGAGTTGAATTCTAACGCTAGAATGAAATCCTACAGCCTTGCCACCAAAGGTGGCAACTCTGTCGCCAAATAACACACCTATTCTCTCCTTGGCCTGATTAAGAAACAATAGAGAAACATCCATCTTGGCGACCATTCGAGTCAACCTGCGCAATCCCTGGGATATCACCCTGGAATGCGTAAGATACCCCACGTCTCCTGTACTACCTTCCATTTCAGCTTTGGATGATGTGGCTGCTACACTATCCCATACCACTACCATATCACGATCTTCTGGCTTTTTATCAATCACAGTCTCCATAGCTTTGAATACGCTTTCAACCGTATCAGGTGCCAAATAGATAAGACTATCAACATCGACACCCACTGCCTCCATGATGGGTAAACTCACAGAGGTTTCAGTATCTATATATACAGCTACTCCACCATTATGCTGTGCGGTTGAACAAGCCTGTGCTGCAATTAGACTTTTGCCGGTTGAAGTATCTCCATAAATCTCCACGACTCTGCCGAGTGGAAATCCACCTCCCATGGCCAAATCCAATGCCAAACATCCAGTCGACATAAATCCTGCAACGACGCAAGGAGATGAATCGTCACTCAGAAATGAGGCATCAATCTTTTCGTTTGTTAATGCCTTTATCAATTCATCCAGAATTTTATCACTCATGCTATTTACTACCTATTCCACAACTCAATATTCATCAAATTCATACGTTTTGAGCTTTTTAGCATAAGGGCAAAGAGGATCAGGAATGGGATCACATAGATTATCAATCGTGGGTGGTTTCGTGGAATTAGCGGATATAGCATGTAACCGCTGCGCTATGCATCCACTTTTGCATGTACGCTGAAATCTACATCTAGAACAAACGCCGCCAACAGTATCCCAATCTTGTTCATGATACCGACGCAACATTTGAAATATTGTGCTATTATCCCAAATGTCTTGCAATGACGTCTGACGCACGTTATCTGTCTTAGGCAAAGTCTTCCACGCTGCACACGGATGAACGCTTCCGTCAGGTCGCACTAGAATCAAATCTTTGCCAGCATGACATGGATGCTGTTTGTCTTTTATTCTTTGAAATACAGTATGCCTGAAGTCAATCGGGCATCCTATTCTGAATTTTACTTTCTGCGAGAACGATCTATTGTCTGTGGCTATACTTTCCATCATTCGTTGCATGCTAGCAAATTCGTCTACATTCAATGCCAATTGACGTACATTAGCTCTGCCCCTGGTCTGTGGAACAAATCTAAGTGCCGACATTTGTTCAACGCCCAACTTCTCACAAAAATTATATAGTTCGCCCATATCCGACCAATTTGGTAACATAGGCACCATATGAATCCAAGTGCGATATCCCCTCCGCACACATAGATTTATTCCCCTAGTCACTGCTTTGAACGCGCCACTGCGACCCATAATATAGTCGTTCACAGCTGGATCGTGACTGTGAAGTGAATATACAAACGTGAGTTTATCCTTCAAACTGTTTGAAAACTTGTCACGTATGCTGGCACGTAAATTCGAGATTCCACTAATGCAATAATGCGATCCATACACATCCGTCGTGAGGACTTCATCCACACCCGTAGTGTAGAATAATATCTCCTCAAAGTTCATAGATCCAGCAACATCCAGGATTGTCAATAATGATTCAGTCGGCATAACGATTGGATCACCACCACTCAATGATAACACCTTAGCACCCATATCGTTGGCCTGTTTGATAAGCCACAAAATCTCTTCAAGAGATAAATCATTACTATTATCATAGTACAAATCGCTACCAGAGCTACACATTATACAACGCATATTACATAGCCCAGTCAGCTCAATTGACAATTCGTCTAACCTATATGCATTGCTAAAGTGTTCATCACCCATCATTACCTCCTAAACGATCATAATGAGATGGGGACTGCCCCATCTCATTAGCTCGAATGACGTTGTTAGGCTATTTTCTGGTGCGACGTGGGGTCTTCCTATTGCGCCTGCGACGAATCACTGACCGCACGTTTTCATCGTCGTCATCGTCGTCGTCATCTGGCATTGGAGGAGCTTCGGCTTCCTCTTCGTCGCTGCCAGTCAACATCGCATCGAATTCAGTCTTCAATCTGTCGTAGGGCTTGATGTATACGATCCCGTAAAGGTTGCCCTCTTCATCTCTAGTGTAGTAATCATCCTCTTCAGGATCATCTGACAGTTCGATGGGAGTGAGATCAATTGTCGCATCAAGCCACTTCGCCACTTGATCGTCATCATCACTCAGAGGGGACTCTTTGCGCTTGGCTTGAACCTGATATCTAGTCTCGATTCCGGTTCCGGTTCTGGTTATCACGACATCAGTTCCAACATCTACATCATAGACTGCGCCGTAATCTGGATCTTTGACAAGCGATGCGATGGCTGCGAACACGGTTTTTGGAGCAGGATAGATAAGTGGACCCAGATTCTCTTTATCACGATTTATGACATTGATCCAATATTGACGTTGTGCCCTAATTCGTTTGGCCACGTCTTTTTCATCTGAATCCGTGCTGCGGTACAGAGAGGATACATACTCACATATCGGACAGGGGTTGTCCGCAGTGATCAAAGGACATGTCGTGGCATGTTGTGCTCCAGGAATGTAATGCTTTCCCACCACAGTCCAAAAATAATCATCCATTTCCCCCACACCTGGAAGCACACGAATGGTGTTTCTGCCCTCTTTGGGTTTGAAAAACGATGTATCATCCAAACCCATTTCATCCAGACGCTGTTTGACTTTGTCAATGGCCGATACATCGTCTCGTGGTGGTGCTCGTCTCTTTGTCATAGTTTATTACTCCTTTTGTGCATGTTGTAGCTTATAAAAGCTAATTCTAAGCCTATAATAGATGTGCCGTTCGCGATGCAACATTCTTCACAGTACTGTTTCCACAGGGGATTCCCAGTATCCACCTACCTATTCAATTGTTTTTGATCATCCAAAACATCCCCGAACGGCACATTCACAACGAATCGCAGTGTTATACTATATTAAACTTGAAAGCAAAATCCCTATTCAAAACGGAATCTCTGGATCCTTTTCATAGTATTTAACGCCATCAGCACGTCGTCTGATGTGTTCCCTGAGTTCAGAATCCACTTCATCACGTTCTGATGTAGCCAAACCAGTTACGTCCTCCTCATGGCGCAACGTCGCACCAGTAGACTGTAACATGGATGAGCGTGTATAAAAGGCTATGGTAACTGAACGTAAAACATTAAACCTGAACTGTGTCTCGATTTCTTTGGTTCTAGCATCAATCACTTCTTCATCCATAGCAATCAAATGCGTCGCCAATGAATCACTCACGCTTCTGCTACCCATTGGAATGCTATGTTCATCATCCTTATAATATTTAAATGCCTCAGCTTCGACACGTTTTCTATGTCTAGTAGCCAGATTCCAAATTTTCTCTGCCTCAGCAGTAAGCACTCCTATATAAGCATACATAGCTGCCTGCGCCGCAAATTCGCTGCTCAAATCCGTAAGATCAATATTCAGCAGTTCTTTTATGCTCACCTTCCTACCCTGAAGCCTGATATTCACATCCATCCAATTTTTATCAATCACCTGGCAAATCCTCCAATTCCAATTTCATCATACAACCATAATGACTTCCGATTTCCACATCCGCCTTCAACGGACTGATAAGCCAATCCATATTCATATCCGGCATATACTCTTTTGCGTAATCGCATATGTTTTCCATAACATGAACACTCAACTGCGCAACGGGCAATAATTCACCAGGATACACGTCATATCCAATTGAGTCATGTACAGTATTCACCAGTAACGTCTTATAGCCATCCGCCAACATCAGCTGATGTATTATAGTCAATGCCATAACAGTTACCAAACCGGCTGCACCTTGGACTGGAGTATTGACGGCTTCTCGTTCAGCCCTATTCCTGAGGCTAGGTTCGTGTGCGTTTATGTTCGGCAAATATCTACGATTGCCGAATGGCGTCTCGATGTATCCATGTGTTTGAGCAAACTGTACGCACTTTTTCTTGTACAGCGGAACTTCTGGAAATTTTTCATAGTATGCATCAATGATGGCTCTGCCTTGATCTAATGGTATTCCGTATAAACGATATAATGTATGTGCTGATCCGCCATATAACAACGTCCAATTAGTCCATTTATATCTATATCGCTCCTCGATTGTCAATTCATCCGGCTGCTTTCCACTAACCATTGAACCGACCATCCTATGAAAATCTTTTCCACTACGATGGATATCTAGCATGGCCTCACAATCAGCTAAACTAGCAAACACTCTCAACTCCATGCCCTTATAATCAATCGACATTACATACCCATCATTTAGATCCACTCGTTCACCCTCAAGCATAACATGACGTGATGCGACATGAACGTAATCATAAGTATGATTGAGATCAGGATTATTGGTCCATGTATGGGTATACATATTCTTTATAGGCTGATACGCCAATATCGTTCCAGGTTCCTTCTCCGGAACTGGAATATTTTGAAAATTGGGTTCGGATGATGATAACCTTCCAGTTTCCACTCTGTGCTGATTAAATGTCGATCTCACTCTCCCATCACTCGAAACATGCGTCCCATCCGCTATAGGGTTAATATATGTTCCCAACATCTTAGACATCATACCATACATAACAAAATGATCCACTAGAGGACATTTATCTCTATATGGTTCTATGAAATCCCGCTGGGTAGACGGATTGTGACTATCCGAGTATCCCAATGGATCTAATCCATAATATGAGCCCTCATAATGTTCCCATTTTCCCTTATACTTAGGTTTATGTAACCAGGTACAATGTTTTGTTCCATATAACACAACAGCCTTTTGCTGCCAACTACCAGGATTAAATACAAACGGCTTACTAGAATGTTCCACATCTCTGAGATCCACATATCTTCTTACATGTGGATCATGCAAAATGCGTTCCAATGCAAGATTCTCAGCACGTTTGTACACTCTGCGATAACGATCCACTACCCTATTATCAATAGCCATTCCGTTACATTGCATGTGAGTCAACGCCTCACATGATGGCAAATACAATTGATCATATAACACCTGCTGTTCTGGGGACAGTTTGCCATACAGCAAATCGTGCAATTGATAGGTGGCTGACGCATCCATTGCTGCATACGGCAATAGCACGTCCAATGGGACATTGCCATAGCTACCTCCACGCCTTGGATCTGCTTCTGGATGCAATGTTCTATAATCCACTACCTCCCTATCGTAATCGTACATACCCAAATACAATCCAGCAAGACGTTTCAATCCATGAATGCCCTCGACAGATCTGAACAGATAAGACAATAACATAGTATCACCACCAATGGTAAATTCACATCCTAACATAACGATGCATTGCATCAAATCGAATTTGATGTTATGTCCTATTACACAGGGATGATTTTCTAAGGTATTGCAGATCATATCCAATGAATCATCATCAATTGGAGCCAAATCTTCGGGGTGATCTACTGGAACAGCCCACGCACTATTTTCAGTTGCGAATGACATTACCAATATGCGATTATGGTTATCATAAGGATTAAGCGTTGCAACTTCGGTATCAAAGGATACCATAGGAGACTTCATAAGTTCAACGCACATACTATACACATCGTGAGCCTTATATATTGGATATATGTATTCATAATGCGAATCAGCTGGGCCTGATGTCAAATCATGGCCTAATGAATCCAACACGTCCTCAAGAATATCCAACCATGTCCTCAGCTCTTGATTCTCATAGCGCAATCCCTGATGCAAGAAGTAGGCAGGATGAAATAACGGAACATACAACACTCCATCACGTTCAACTTTTACTCCATTCCATGTAGTTATCCCTGATTCACCCAATACAGCCTTTAATGCTGTGTTACCCAATAGTAATGCTATTTCAGTATTGTCCTTTATGGGTATTCCACGATAACAACATTTTACATGAGATGTTTTTATCTTATTATCTGGTGGCCTACATCTAACTACATTGGTATAAGTAACCTTATCCTCTGGATATCCCAAATCATGCAATGCTCCTCGCAAGAATTTTCCAGTTTTCCCTATAAATGGAATGCCAACACGATCCTCATCAGCACCTGGTGCCTCACCCACAACGAGAATAGTATAATCCCCTCCCTGATCAGGAACTGGACCATTACATTGTACTAACAATCCGCATTTATCACAATTGGTA